GCAATCTGAAAAGCCTGTGTCAAAGTAAGCTGTATATATCGGATTGTCTGTTGCCTCTATATATTTAGTGCCTCCCCTGTCCACTACCATATAAACCTTATCAAAAGCATCTGTTATGGCAGGTATAGAACCGATAGCAAGTATAGTGCCGTTGGTGCTGTAGCTCTGCCAAGCAAATATGCCCTGCTCCTGCAATAGAGAAAGTATAGCAACAGTTCCGTCTGCCTTCAAAAGCCAAAGTCTGTTATAAGGCTCTCTTTCTCTGCATACTGCTATAACATTGCTATTCAATATGTCGTGATTAAGCAGGTTCATATCGTTAACTATATATCCCCCTGCCTGCCAGTTATACTCTGTTTTATATAAACGCTGATTATAAGTGTGTATATAGAATAGAGCATAGCCTACGCTCAACGGCTGTATTGTGTTAGCTCCGTAGGATGGCAGCTCTGATATGGATACATTTTTTGTGGTGATACCTGTATTTCCACCTGTGGCTATAAATATAGAGCCTTCTGTGGCTATGATAAGGGCATTGGCAGTTCCATGCATCCACTTAATTGAGTTGTCCTCATTGCTTGACACCGTATATATATAGCTGTCGTTGTCATTAGCTCCCAGCGTAAAGTTCTCATAATTGCCTACAACAGACGCCCAAAATGTTCCCGAATCAAAGCCCCTGATGAGCCTGTCCTGATAAATCGTGATGGCTTTGGTATTATAAGCAGAATGGTCTGCAAGCACTACCATTACAGGCGTTCCGCTGTCAAAGGCATCTATAAGGTGAGGTGTCCATTTAACAGAATTATCTGTAGTTTCAGTATTAGAAAGCCATACAGGTTCACTTGCTCCTGAAGTGCCTGCTGTTGTGCACTCAAAATAATACTTACTGTTATAGGTAGGTATAACTAAATCACCTACAGCATAAGCAGTAGAAGCAGTCCAAGTGTTAGCCCCTGTCTTAATAGCCTCAACATATATTTCCCCTGTGCTGCTGTCATAGCTCCCTTTAATATTAGTTCCCGATATAACACCGCCTGATTCAGTAGCGGAATAAGCAGTCCCTTTTATGGTATAGCTTATAGAACTTATGGTAAGCAAATCAAATGAACCAATGGTTGCCTTCGGAATAGCCCCTCTGAATGAAAGCGTAACGCCATCACCGTAAGCAAGCCTGTAGTTTGCAGTAAAAGTAGGATTGGTAAGCGTCCAGTTGCTTTCAGATACTCTGGTAAGCTTATATATAAGAGCACCGTCATAAGCAAGATACATCACATCATCCTTTTGAACATACTGTATATTCTCAGGGTTAGCAAAGGAATGGGTGATATAATAAGGATTGCCTGAACCGTCTGTTACAAAGCCGTCAAGTGTCAGAAAATATATTCTGTCATCACCTGAAACATTATTGTGGTCGGTTATAAATAGCAGGATATAAGCCTGCGTTTCGCTGTAAACAAACGGTATCATCCGTTGTTTATTGCATACTATATTGGCTATATATTTAGTGCCGGGTCTCTTTCTGATATTGCCGTATTGGGTGATTATGCCGTTATCGCATTTAGCGAGAGAAGAAGAGTAAAACTTGGCATTTATTCTCCTGACTTCCTCTGCAACTACGCCTGTATTAAAGCTATCTAATATTACAGGAAGTCTTATGCTCAATATATTCCCCTTGCGTTAATCCAGTCGCTGTTCCAGACCGCCCTCTTAATGCCTGCTTGCTGCGCATCCAAAGCTTTAGCCTGTTTCAGCGTGGTCTCATACATCGCTGCAAAATACTTAACCAATTCTGTTTTACCTGTCAACGGAATACACATATCCAGAGCCAGCTTATACTTCAGCGTATCAATAAAAGGCATAGAAAAGTTTCCGCTATCCCCTGCAGCATAATATATATAAGAAAGATATATACCATCTGTATTGCTATACAGTTTATCTGCCTGTATCTCATAAACTATCTGATTATTATTGGTATCCCTAACATTGACAACCTTCAAGAAATCACTTGGCAACTGATAAGCATAGCTGTAATTGTTATTGTCATTTGTGGCAAGCTTGTTTAAGCTCACTCTTTTAGTGGCAAAATTCCAGTCGGCTTTAGACAACAAAGCCTTAACGGTTATTTCATAAATACGATTGGCAAGTTTGGCTGGTTCTGTATCTTCGGTAAATGAGGTTATGGGCTCAACACCCATAACCCCAAATGCCCAGTTTACAATCTCAACGGGCGTCATCTGTTACCTACCTTCTATTTGCCACGCTCGCAGTATTCACTATGTTCATCTGCTCTCTACCCGTTATTTGCCACGCTCGCAGTCTATCTCTACAACTCTCTTTTCATCCATTCTGGTAGCACCGAAAGCCATAGCAAAATAAACCTGAGTTCCATAGTTTTTGTCTGCTCTCTCAGTTATCCTTGCTATAGGATTAACTCCTCTGGCAAGCAACAAGCCTTCCTGTGTCCACGCAAAGCAAATGTCATCTGTTCCTGTGCCGTCAACGGCTGTTTTGGTAGCAAGTCTCTGAGAACGAATAAATCTGAATCCCATATAGGTATTCAACTGCCCTTGAGCTATTGCCCTTACGGTTTCAGCGTCTCTGGTAAGATTGCTTGCGGTCAAGTCATTGAAAAGACTGGTAACCTGATCTGCAGTGCAAACCAAAAATCTCGGCTCTTCAGGGTCAACATCAGAGCTATCAAGTATCTCTTTAGCCTGCAACAGTTTAGCAAGTGTTAAGTCTGTCCCGCCATCGGCTATTATCTGACTTGAAGGCAATGCAACTGCCGTAGTTCCGTCGTGTCCCGTATAAGCAGTTCCGGTAGCAGCAGCTATAATAACATCGTCCATAGCTCTGCCCATAGCCCAGCTTGCAGCCTGAACATAAGTAGAAGTCGGATCAACCAACATTCTAATCTTGTCTTTGTTCTCTATGATATCCGCCCACGAATAATAAGCGGTTGTTACCCGTCTCCGGTCCCAAGTGGTATCGGTAATGACGGTATCAGGGTGCATATTACCTGCGGTAAAGTTATCCGCTATGGTGGCTGCGGCAACTGAATTGACTACTTCAAAATAGCCTTCCTCGCCCTGTAGGGTTTCCTCTCTCAAAGTTCCTCTGAACCTTGAACCTTTCTGTTGAACAGCAGTAAGAACATTACTTGAATACTGTTTAACAAAAGCCTCATTTAAGAATGCCATAATTCACCTCATAAATTAGATTAAATTAAAGGTTTAACAGCGTTGAGATTGCCTAAATCACTGTTAGGTCTCTAAATAATCCTATGAGGCTTCAGAACAGAAGTTCTCTCAAGGACTGTAACTATTTGTAATTATAAGTCATTTTAACAGCATTTCAAGTAATTGCAAGTAATTATAAGAAATGCTCCCATATATGCCCTTTCCAGCCGTCCTTATTATAGAAATACAGATTCAGAGCAATGTAAACTGCCTCTATGCCCAAAGCTATAAAAAGCCAAACTATACTGCCTTTCATATTAAGTGCCGTATATCTGCTGATTTAGAGCGGTAACATAATCAACTGCTGCCTGATGCTCTGGATTATACTTGTCAAAATACGGATGCTTTGGATTGCTCATTATTGTCTCTAACTCTCTCTTGGCGTCAGCAGGGGTTAAGTTAATTTTATTAGGCATATTGCCTTCCGAATAGTTTTTAGCGATATCCGCCATCATCTTGATAAACTCAGGGTCGTTGCCAAGACCTGTCTGAACAATCTTCTGCTGCAATGTTTCAGGCAGTTTGGCAGTAAATGACTGAGCAGCGGTCAAGTTCTCTTTTAATGCACTGCCCCACTCTTTCTGAAGCGTCTGCAATGCCTGCTGTTGCTGTTCCTGAGCCCTTGCCTGTAACTCTTCTTGCGATGCGCTTACAATCCCTTTCATCTCATCAAGCAATACCTTATACTGCTGCGGAAGTAAGCCTGCCTTGTGAGCTATCTCTCTAAATCTGTTGGCTTCGGTATCATCCTCAAACAGAACCTTTGCGTCCTCAGGCAGTTCATATTTATCAGGACTTTCAGGTCTGCCGAGTTCGCTTAATACCTGCGATAATTCCTCCTCATTTTCAGGATATGGTATCCTCTTCTTACCAATGGTTCTTTGGAGTTCAATATAACTCTTTGCGAGGTCTTGCGGTCGCTTGAATTTCTTGATACTTGGGTTGTCTGCGTATTCTCCAAAGAGGTTCGAGAAATCGGGCGATTGTGTTCCTGCCTGTCCGGCATTACCCTCACCTTGTGATAATAAAGCCTGCTCATTTGTTGCTGTTGTCTCTTCGTTTTCTGCCACTACTGTCCTCCTCTGCTATTCTTTTTAATAATAAATAAACCGATTGCCTGCCTGCGCTATATGACATAACGATTGCATCCTTGTTAAAAATATCCCTTCCGATATAGCATATATTCTTTAATAACTCATCAAACTTCTTTCCGTCCTCACCTGCAAATATCCTGTTGATTAAAGGCTTATAATCTTTAGCTTTCATACCAGCCCCTGCGCTTTATTAGCTGCTAACTGAGCCTGTGCAGCTTGTTTATCAGCTTTGCCTGCCTGCTCCTTCAAAGCAAGCTGTGTCTGAATAGCCTGCATCTGCTGGCGCTGCTGTCTGATTGCTTCAACAACTTTCTCATCATTCAACAGGTCAGGCGGAACGGCGTATATCTTTGCCACCTTATTAACATAACTGTCCCAATTTATATTGTCCACAACAGACGGATTGAATTGAGCTACCTGCAATACGCTGTTAAGCAAAACAACCATTGAGCTGTATTGAGAGGACTGCTGCGCCTGAGCAAGTGAAGACAAATACTTAATATCATAGTCAGGTATATCTGTTACTATACCCTCGTCAATCATAATAGCTATGCTTCTGTTAATCAGCGGCGTTAAAAAGTTATGTATAAGCCTGCCTACAACCGCTCCGAGAACCAGCATCTTTTCCTGAACACGCTGGATAACTTCGGTTGCCGTCATAGTGGTGTCCTTGTTAATCATAAACAGGTCATTAAAATAACTGCCTCTTATGCTTGCTATGGTGTCATTTATTATATCGGCATTGGCATTCAGATTGCCGCTGGTAACAATAGGCTCTATGCGGTCATTAGGGTCATTGGTAAGCCTGTAGTTTAATCCTCCGGGACGCAGGTCTATATCACCGAGATAGCCTTCATAAGGCAATGAAAGCGGTGGATTAGTAATTTTTTCATCGTTGATGATAAAGCTTTTCCTCATAGAATTAAGACTTTTAACATCCGGCAAAGCAACCATAGAAGGCGATGAACCGTAGAGGTCATTTGTCTTTTTGTCCCATCTGATAACAAAGAACGGGAATGTGTCATAGCCATCCTCTGCAACCAGCTTTTTAGCATCCAGCTCTATAAAATATGAGTAAAACGGTTTCTCTTTTTTCTTTCTGATACGCTTGCCTATAATAGTAAACGCTCTTTCTCCCACTACCTGCAAGAACTTAAACCGCTTATATGGCTCACTAACAGATGCTTTAGCAATCTTTTCAGACACATCCCTAAAGGTGTTAACCGCCTCTGCTGCTGTCAGCTCAAACTCAATCATAACCTGATTGACCTGCCCCCATTGGTTCTCATCAAAGACAAAGTTAATCGGGTTGATAACCTTAAAGTTAAATCCAACATTGCTCTTTGCCTTCTCCTCATATAAGCAGAACAAACCGTAGTGAACCAAATCATTATAAGCAAGGTCAAGAGAGGTGTAAAAGTTTGAGTGAAAAAACAGGTCTCTCAACTGCTCTGACACATCATAAACTTTCTGCCTCTCCGCAACTGTTCCGTTGTTGTCCAGCTCAAACCATCTGGCAAAAGGGTTGGTGAGGGTAGTGTATAAACCGCTTATTAACAGTTTGGAAGCCTTGAAAGCAGTTCCGTCATACACATCAGGCTTAACTGATTCCTTATACCCTTTTGTCGCATACGGCACAACACCCGGTATGCAATACTTCTCTATATCACGCCAGATAGGCTCTTTAAGCTGTCTCTGCCCCTTCAGCTCATCATATCGGTGCAGTATGCCTGTTACGCCTTTACCTGCAAATGATGTATCTGTTGCTACTGTCTGCATTGCTACAACAAGCTCTTGCTTGCTCCGAGTTTTATATTACTGCCAAACCCTGAGCCAAAGTTAGTTTTGGTAGGCGTGTATAGCCCATACTTTTTAAGCGAACCTGTTTTAGCAATAGGCTCACCCATAGGAATAGGCGTCCCTACATTACTTGTGCCTCCTGCAACAGAAGGCATAGCAGGTATCTTTGGTTTGGTTAGCAGGCTTTTAGCAAGCAAGCCTCCTCCTGCTATCTCTGCGGCTGTGCCTGCGGATATACCTGTTCCAAATAAACCACCTGCAGTAGCTCCAGCAGACGGTATATCTGCATACATAGTTCCGATAGGCGTTGTTAATCCTACGGTAGATGCTGCTGTTCCGCTTGTAATACCAAGAGAACTTAATATTGACGGTCCAGCAAGATAAGCCGTAGCTGCTGCTGCAGGTATAGCAGCCCAATGTTTTAAGTGTCTTGGTTCAAATGGTTTAACTATTTGATGAACTGCGTGGCTCATGATAACCTCCTTTTTAACTTTCGCCCAATTTCGCTATGCTCATTGTGGCTCATGATATCACCCCTTTTATCTTTCCGCCGATTTCACTTCGTTCAATAAGGCTCATGATAACCTCCTTACAAGCATATAGCCTGTTCGCTTTCGCTCACGGGCATCTTTTACTATAAACATATTGCCTGCCTTTGTAGTGTATTTCTATTGCTTCTGATTATCGGACTGTCTGATATATTTACCGCCATCTGCAGGGCGTCAACAACATCATCCCTTTCACTCTTTGCCCCCTGAGGAGTAAACATTAGCAGCTCCGTCTCTAACTCTGTAATATAGTCAGCTCCCTGCTTATGATAAATAGCATTGTTGCTGTATAAAGGCTGAAGGCTCATTATCCTGTCCTCCTTTTTGCCTTTGGGTCTGAGCTCAACAATATTGAAAAACGCATTACGCTTCAACATCTCCTTCTGCAATATCTGTTTCATAACCGCTTGAAAAGCAATAGTCTCAACACCAACCTTTATGGGTTTGTATTGCTTTATATGCTCAAACAGTTTATCAACAAGCTGGTCAAGTGTCAACCTGCCATAGTCGGCTCTCTCAATAAATCTAATGCCATCTGAGTTAATTGCAAGGGTTAAAATAACACTGTAGTGAGCTTTGGTCTTTTGAGACACCGCCAAGTCAACTGCGGTGTAGTAATTCATCTTACCTTGCGGCAGGGTGGCATAGTATCTAAAATACTCCTTCTTAAACAGCCTGTTCTCCTCACTAACACATTGACACATCCTTTCCCTCATCCACACTTCAGGAATGTCAGCATAAGCCAACCGTTCTTTACGCAGGTAGTCAAGGTCAAACTTTGCTTTCCAAGTGGGTCTGCCATCCCCATCTATAGCAGGAATACGCAGAAACTTAAACCTGAACCGCTTAGGGTCTTGTGAAAGCTTCTCAATAATGCAACGGCTTCCGAGATTATTGCCAATCATAATTATCTTTGAAGTCTTGCCTGCCATAGCAACATCACTCATAAACCACATCCAGTCCCTCTCAGAAATAAGCTCCGAGTTAACATCATCAACCGTCTGCACATCATCCATAATAATTATATCTGGACGCCTTGTTTTCCAAGTCAATCCCCTGATATTAACGCCCTTGCCGTAAGCCTCAATACGCATACGAACGCCTTCTTTTGTGGTAACGTCAAACACTTCTCCTTTCTTATGCACCTTAACTATGTTAGAGCAAAGTAACTTATTGGACATATACATATCAATAATATCCTTTAGCTTTTGCTTTGCCATATCATCAGATGACTTAATCAAAACAATATAACTTCTGTCTTTGTGAGGAAAGGTTAAGCAATAAAGGGGATAGCCATAGATGAAGTATGAGCTCTTGGCGCTTTCCCGAAATCCCT